ATTGTCCAAGGATGCTTACACACCACTCGTTTTAATGCCTCTGAATTCAACGTCGAATATTCTAACGATAATTCCTCGTAACAATTACTATCTAAACAAAATTCAATACCTAAAGACCTCAACTCATCTGATATTACACGGGCTGGTTGTGCTGACAACAACCATTCAGGAAGATATACAAACACACCAAGGCCAATATCTCTTAATTGTAAAATCTTGTTTCTGAAATCCGACCACACTGCCTGTCCGGGATAGTAAGCCGCCTTGATTGTCGCTTGCTTCTGTATTTTTAAGAACTCGTCAATGACAGACAAATTGGTAAAAATCTTGCAGGAGCCGTTCACGCTGTTTACAACCTCAGCCAGCCCCTGATAAATACCCGGCTCGCCCCCTGTGATGTGCATTACAGAGGGGTTCAAGTCGTTAATGGTGTCTATCCACTCCTGCGGCGTTGACTCCTTTAATACGCCCTGTCTCAGGTTTAGCCCAAGGGAACAGGTCTCGCAAGCATAACTACATTTCGTAGTTATAAAAATCCTCGGTCTCGCTGATAAGTCAACCGTCTGCATATCTGTCTTCCAAGCCTTTCTGCCCTGTGCCAGCACTACATAATCGTCACCTTCTTTGAGATAAGGAATCTTGGCACGTCCTACAACTTGAACGTCTGACCACCATTCGCTAAGTATCGCACAAAGCTCTTCCTCTGAAATCACTCGTTTATGGTCGGGGTCAACTCCATCAACATTAGGTGTCCCAACAACAACACGGCTCTTAGCCACACGGGACAATTCCCTTGCCAATGCTATGTGGTCTTGAACATGTTCTATTGTCCCCATGCAAACCACAGTATCATAACTACCTGTCTTAAAAGGCAAGTCCTCTCCAAATGCTCTGTAAAACTTTATATCTGGTCGTTCCTTCTTTGCGATATTAAACAAAAACTCTGTCGGCTCCACACCTTCAAATTGGCAATCAGGACGAATTTCCTTCATCATTTGTGTTGCCCTGCCATTCGCACAGCCTACGTCTAACACTCTGCCTATACAATTTAATGCCGCAAACTCAAGACGCTTCTTGTGATGAGGCCAAGCAAGATGTGACTCTACGCCTATCCAATGGTCTTTTGCATACTTTTCTGCGGTCTGGGAATGTTCTTCCTTGAAAATTACTTTATTCATCTTCATCCTTTCTGAACCACACCGCCTTTTACTACGGTGATTTTCTTCCCTGTGCTATGAAAAACTATCTTGTTTGCTTCTGACCGTCTTTGACACAACTTACCGTAAGTCCTATTTAAAAAATCAGAAGTATACTTATTGGTAAGCCTTTTATAATTCTCGGCGATAATTGCATCTCTTTTGCTACCAAGCACTTCTGTCGTTGTGCCGCCGTAATTGTGAAACACATCCATGTCTGCACAAAACGCCGTTTCCCAATGATAATTTTCTATCCTTGACCAGAAGTCTCTATCGCCGCCAAGCTGAAAATTCGGGTCAAAATATCCTATCTCTCGAATCATACGCATACGGCATAAACAAAAAGCTGTCCCAGCAAATCCGAATGTCTTATCTCTGGTCTGAACTAATCCTTCAACTACTCCAACCAAAGGATTCATATCCATAACCTTTTTCATGCTTGATAACCATCCAGAGCCTCGAATCTCAACATCTGAATCACATACAACAAGATGTTCACAATCGTCTTCCCATGCCTTATCTAACACTCTATTCCTGCCTCGCCATGCTCCTGTGTTTGACTCATTACGAATATACTCCAAATTCTTCCAGCCAAGTCCCTCGATATATTCTTTCGTTCCATCTATCGAACCTTGGTCTACCACAATTATCTTGTGGATACATTCGTCAAATTTCTTGATAGATGTCAACAACGTCTCAATATACTTCCTGTTTTGCCAACAAGGAAAACCGATGTCTATTCTTCCGGGTATCATATCTGTCCTATGGCTTGAGCGTTGCGATAATGAAACGATGCGAAACTTCTATACCAAATTCTTCTTCTTTTGCTACTCTATGAAAATATCCAACTAACCCGCACTCGTCGAGTAAAGACAAAATATCGTCCTCGCCATAATATCTATAATGCGTCCTGTCTGCGTATCTTTTTAATCTCTCTTCTTCCTGCAAGACTATCCCAACAACTTCTTTCGCAAATCTGCCGTTTTCTCCTTTTCGAACCTCAAATTTGCGGTCGCCATCCCCTCGGTCTGTTTTACCTTGCTTCAATGGAACTTCTAAAATCAATGTTCCCGTCGTCTTCATTGAATTTCTTATCGTTTCCAATGCCTTGTAGTCATAGAGACAATGCTCCAAAACATGCAAACATATTACAACGTCTACGGGTGCTATAGAATGGTCGTCTTTTTGTATATCTAAGGTGTGGACTCCGTTTATGTTAGGCCGAATGTCTGCGGCAAAGTAATTAAATCCAAACTTTGCATCTTCAATCTTCTTAAAATATCTAACTAAGGATGCGTGAGGGCCGATGTCGAATATCCGTATCTCATCTTTCGTCCAGAACTGCTGGAATCCTGCGACTAAAGCACGATGTCTTCGGTAACTTTTGCAGATAGGACATTCAATGGATATAGACCCGTCAGGTCTTTTTCTTTCTACAAATTTCGTTATAACGTTTTCGCATACATTGCATTTCATTTAACAAGCCCTCGTTCTTTCTCGAAACGATACCGCATCCTATTCATTTCGACTACAGTATTCTTTAAGAAAACAGGATTGTATTTATACTCCATCATGTCCTTTCTGAACTTTTTATCCAGAAATACCTCTTGTTCTTTTAATGCCCCCCAGTGCAGGGTTCCTCCGCAAGAATGATAAATGTCTGTATCTTCTGCATAGTCTACTCCAAACTTACCGTTCCACATATACCTCGCCCAAAAATCTAAATCGCCGCCTATTAAAAACTTGCTGTCAAATAATCCTATCTCTCTGAACACAACACGCCTTATCATGCAACATGCGAATCCTGCGAAACGATAACTATTATCCCACAGCTTAACTCTGGCCTCTACCATGCCTACGTTGCCGACTGCACAGCACCACAACTTGTCCAGCCAATGGCTATCCTTGATTTCAATATCGCTGTCACAGAAAACTATTAAATCATATCTGGCCTCACGTACACCTTGATTACGGCCTTCCCATGCTCCCGTATTTTCTTTATTCAGAATCAAATGGTCTACCTTGTTCTTTAGCCATTCACGGCTTCCGTCCGTTGACCCTTGGTCTACTACAATCAAATTGTAATGACCTTGAGAGTGTGCCCTGATTGACTGGACACACTTCTCAATAAGTCCAATATTGTTGTAGTTTAATACAACTATGTCTACGCCCTGCTTTTCGGTATCAGACATTTCCATTTATCCTCTGAAATACCATTACACTCAAGTCAGGTTTGCCTTCATAAAGAATATTCTTCTGTCGTATTGACCAAAGGTGCATTGGTATACCATCATACCGTTTTGTTATAGGCAACGAAATTATAATCTTGCCGTCGGGCTTACACACTCTTTCCAACTCTGCCAACCCTTTTGCCATACTTGGTAAATGCTCAAGTACCTCGCCACACATTACCGTATCAAAACTATTATCAGGGAACGGCAAGTTGTTTACGTCTGCCTCAATAGCTTCTATCCCGTCATCTTTCATCCTCTGCAAACGTATCTTTGATATTTCAGTTGCCGTAACTTCAAAGCCACGCTTCTTTAATACCTGCACACAGTACCCGTCACCTGCCCCAACCTCTAAAACCTTCGGGCCTTTTACCTCGTCCATCATTGTACATATTCTTTCCCATTGATGCTTCTGACTCTTGTAGTGCCCTTCCGTCAGCTGTAATTCTATTGCAAACTTTTCATTTACATCATCAGGGTTGTACGACATTTCATTCCGAGGCTTCTCTATCGGCGGAAGATTTTCTATCTTGTCTATCGCTTCTATTACTCTTTCCGGCTTTATATCCTTCATACACTTCGGCGGAGATTCATATCCTTGTGGACAATCTCTCCACCAATGAGAAGTTGACCACCAGCACCCTCTACATTTAATTTCTGAAACTACGTTTATATTACTTTCATACCCAAAACATTTTACAGGCGTAGGGCCAAACACAACGATGCTTCGAGTCCCAACCGCCTTTGCTATGTGAACCAATCCGCCTTCTGAATCTAAATGAAAAGCGGCCTTTGATATTAAGGCCGCCGTTTCATACAGTGTCGTTACACCACACATATTCTTTGCACCGATTATCTCTTCTTCGAACTTCTTTCCCAACTGTATTACTTCATATCCTCGCTTCTTTAAATCTTCCACTACGGTGTTCCAATAATACGTCGGATAACACTTTGTCTGCCTTGCTATGTCAGAGCCATTATGTACCGTAACATATTTGGTATTGCCTAACAATTTCGTAAACTTAAAATCTTGCGGATTCAAATGAACCTGAATATCGTCTTCGCCGCCTGTCAAGCCCGTGGATTTATAGAATAAATCGAACACGGGGAGATTGAGCTTCTCTAAGTCCGCACAGCTTTCGATAAAACCGTTATAGTAACTCTCATACGCCTTAAATTTCTTTTCAAAACTCTTTTGGTCTTCTAAAAACTCCGGCTTCAAATTTTTCTCTTCACGAAAAAACACCTTCGTTATATATCTATTATCAAAAACAATGTCATATTGATTCTTTTTCCTTAACTCATCAACAAGGTTCCACCAGATTACGTTACCGCAAGCCACCACCCTACTTACCGCCGGTAACTCATTCAGTAACTCGCATGCGTCTCGAATATACAAACTAATCTCGCTATTTGGATACTTCCTTTTAATAGCTTTTGCATGAGCCGCCAACAGCAATGAATCCCCTAATCCCCCTAACCTGACCAGTGCTATCTTTATAATTTTCTTCTCTTCGGCTACCTTGGCCTTCTCCGCCGTTTTCTCTTCCTCTATAATTTTCTTTTCTTGCTCTGTCACCTCAACCGCAACGCCTGCATTGTGTGTTAAATAAAATGCTGTCTTATTATCCACACAATAAATACGGCCAGCCTCAAAAGACTGGCCTCCAAAATGATAGCACCCCTTCACCTGCTTTAATTTTATAGATGGCATATTATCCCCTTCTTGCCGTCGAAAAAAAGGCGGATGTTTCCATCCGCCTCTCTCGAATATTTCAAAAGATTAAGAATGTTTTACGTTCGTAACCTTTACCACTGCCTCTTCCTCTTCTAACTGAACGTCAAGTTTCATCGTGATTGTTACTTCGACTATCCTTGCACGTGGGACTCTCTCCATTTCAATCTGAATATCTCTATGAATACCTAAAACGATATTCTTAGGATTGATAAGCAAGCCCTTAGAACCATCCACAACGGGTGTGCCTGAATCAAGGTCTTCTGTCTTTATTGCACCTACCTTACGTACAGGAATACCCATATAAGCTGGCTCCTGTGCTTCAATAAGGTAACGAACAAACGCCTCATTCACGCCCTTACCTGCCAAAGCTGTTACATAATCCAGCCTTGCAAGATGGCTCACGTAGAACCTCAAATCAGGTTCATTGTCTGCATACTTTCCGGGCAAGGCACGATATATGCCTTTCAGGATTGTATCAGACATTGTTGCCTGACTTGCGTCAAACGTGTTTGTCGTGACAAGTTTGAAAAGACCGTTTATCTGGTCGAGAACTGTTCCAGTTGCTCCGGTTTTATCTCCATACAGAAGCAGATTATCTAACTCCGGCCCCATCTTGACCTGTGTCAACTCCATGATGGTATTGAAAATACCTTTCTTTTCAATACTGTCTTCCATGGAATCATACCCAATGTCTATGGCTACGATAATCTCTTGAGCGGACAACTCTACTTGGCTTGTTGTCGGCTTGGTTGTTACAGTGTGCACCGTACCCACGGCAGACGGCTTTTGAAGAATATCGCCAGCATAAGTAATCTTATCAATATTCTTCTTGTTTGCATCCATTGGAACCCTACGGCATTCCTTGGATATTACTGCTTTCTCGAAAACACCACGAACAAATGTCGCAGACTGGTCAGGGTTCATAAGACCACCAGTTGCTAAATCGCCTGTTGTGAATGCCTTCTCTAAGATTTGGTCAATTGACAATTTCATATATTAAGCTCCTCTCATAATATTTTTTATAACTAAAAATATAACTAATTAAAACTAATTCCTCAACGCTTCAGCGAACACGTCGCCGCCTTTGTCGTTTTTGTTAGTTGTATCCACATCCAAAGAGACCTTTACTCCTGTCCTCTTTTCAAAGGCCGCAAGAGATTTCTCTATGCCTGCATACTTGGTCTTAATCTCGGTCAACTCCTTGGACATCTCGTCAACCTTTTGAGCCTTTTCCTTAATCTCGGACAGCTCTTTCTCTTTCTTCTCGGACTCTTCTTTCAACTTCTTCTCGGCCTCCGCTTTCGCAGTTGCTTCGGATTGAGCCTTCTTCTCGGATTCATCTTTTGCCTTTTTCTCAGCCTCGTCCTTCTTCGCCTTCTCTTCCGGTGTCAACGGTTTTTCGAGAATGCCTTTCTCTTCAAGAACAGTCTTGAACTTTCCTAACTGTTCAGTAACCGAAGCCAGTGATTTTTCAATCGCACTGGATATAGCCTCTTGAATTTCTTTCATTTCCATATTTGTATCCTCCTTTTTTCCTTTTTCTTCTGCATCAGTAACTTCACTGATGATTTCGTTCAACGCCGACAACGCTTGCTGTAATTTCTTTATACGTGCGTCGGATATTTTTCTACCTATCTTCTCAGCGGTAAGACTTTTGCTCACCTCTAATTCGGACAGATGCTTTATTACATATTCACCAAATGCTTCCGACACATTTTTCAATATCGCCGGAGTGTCTTTGTAGTAATCGAAACTATGAACAAGGAAGCTCATTATCGAATTTTTTAAATATTCGAATCCTTGAAACATTGCACTCATTGTCAGCCCTCGCTGGAAATGAGCCGTTGCGTCCGCTACCGTGGGGCCTTCGGCTTTGGTCGCTACTCGGCCACTTTCCAACTGTGTGGCTATTCCGACTACTATGCCTGTAAATTCTTTAACAAGCACTTTAAACGCAGATACCTTTTTCGTTGAATCGGTCTCGTCATACACGATTCCCCAAAGTCCTGTTTCCAGAACTTGCACTGCGGTATAAGCTGATGCCACGGCGAACTCTTTCGCAAAATTAAAAGACTTTTCCGCCTGTTGTTCCTTATCTCTTTTGAAAACTAAAATTTCAGCATCGGGAACCGCAGGCCGGTCTACTATCGCTATTCGGTCAACCTTGCTTGCGTGGAAAATATGTTTCTTCTTTTCACCCATTGTTACCCTCCAAAAGTGTTGAGGATGCAGGCTCCCTCGTGCCACTTATACGAACACTAAAACCTCGATACTCGCCCTTCTCGATTTTCTCCCAGACCTTTTCATCGCTTACGTGGATAGCACCAGCCCATGCTCCCTTTTTCAATGTTTTACCGTAATATTGGATATTGTCATCCCAAGCGATAAATGACTCAACTATCTCTGCATCAAGAGTCTGCTTCTCGTGCATTTCATCTATATCCCGATACTCGACAAGAAAATCATGTGCCACCTTCTCAATATCTTCGGCACTTATGATGTCTCCATCGTGGTCGGCTTTATCAGGCCATAGGAATACGCCATAAACGACTTGCTTTGTCTTATCCGTTTTGACAATATCCAAGACCTGTGAAACTCCTTCTTCACCTCTTGCTTCATAATTATCACATACATATTCATTGCTTATGGAAGTGTCATACTTTATACAATATCCAACTTCCGATTGATTACACGTTCCACATCTTACGTCTGGATTGCCTTGACGATAAGACTGCGGCATGCCTTTCAATACTACGTCCTCTTCCTTTTCTCCGCTGAAAACAACTATCCTGTCGTCACCGCCATCAATTACTACGCTCTTAAATACCATGTCTTTGTCGCACTTCGAACACTTACTTCTCGACTTTGGCAACTCGTCCATTTCTTCCTCATGGGAACAGGTATGACATTTTGCATAGTAAGCCTTTTTCCTTCTTCGTCGTCCGTCCGAATCTCCACAACCTTTTTCCTTTTTAGGCTTACTCGTCAACTTTGAACCGCACTTCGGACATTTATCACCGACCTTACCGTCACCGCTATAATCACAATTTGAACAATAGACAACATCTTTTTCGGAATCACCTTTTGCCATCTCGTCCTCCTCATCAATCATTTTTTGAGTCATAACAAACGACTCTCCGTAACTTGGCTCATACGATTTTACAACATCGTCTTCATAAGTTACAACCAATCGGATAAAATCTTTTTCTTGGTCTATGTGAACCTCTTCACACTTCTTAACGGTCTTATGGCTACTTATCCATTCTTTTGCCTTCGCCATCGTCCAACCTTTGGACTTCTCGAAAACATACGTCACAACCTTTTTGGCGTTTACATCGTATAACGCTTTAATGCCTTTGTCTCTTGAGATAACAATCGTCCTTATCTCATGTCCTTCAACTCGGTCTGAGACAGGTATTCTTATTGTTCGTCCATTGTCCTCTGGCATCGGTTGCTCTCCTCGATACTAATATGCACGAATTTTTCTTTTTTTGCTACAACTTTCGCACTCAACGGAATCAAAAAGTCAAGCATTGCCTGACGTTTCTCCTGAGTCAACACGCTGTCTGGTGCGGCATTAACCAATGCGATTATATCCATAGCCATTGGAACCATCTCTACTGTGAATTTTACATCTAAAATCGTCTGGTTACTTGCCACTCCACACCTCATCTTTTGTCGGCTTCTGTCCCTTGTAAAAACTTTCCACAACTTCATCACATCTGCAATTTATAACTTCTTCGGCAGGGCCTGACGGGTCATGCGGATACATTATCGTTCCGCCCGTTACTGGATTTTTAAAAGGAACGTCTATTCTTCTCGGACTTTGCCTCTGCATAAATGTCAAGTGTGAACTTCTTGTCTTGCCATCATCAATTGCCAACCAGCTACGCATCTTGACATTATTTTCAACATATGTCTCGTGCTGTGTTTCGCTCTGTGCTATTGCCGTCTCTGTCTTTGCTATTGTCCAAGCACGATTCTTGTAAGTCTTCTCGAATAAATCTTCAATGATTTTTTTTACAACTCGTGGGTCTTCACCTAACTCATAATACCCTTTTATCAAAATTTTGCGAAACCTTTTTAACGTATTTTGTGCAACTATGCCTGTTATCTTTACTCCTCTGCTTTTAAACCGTGACACCATCTTCTTATTTTGAAGATTGAAACTAATATTGCCAATGCCCATATCCCTCAACGCCTTCTGTCCTCCAACATTCCCTGCCTTCTTGTGAGCATTCAATAATTTATTAGCCATCCTGTCGTGACTCGGCTTTACAACCGTAAGCCATTTCTCCGTTTGACGTTCCAATTCTTTCTCTGGAAGATTAAATTTCTTAACCTCTATCTTTTCGCCCTTCTTAGCTTCTCGCTGTTTCTGAGCGTCTTCATAAAGCCAGTCATGTATACCAGCCTTGGTCAAAAAATCATTTGTCAGCTTACCTTGGATTTTGAATTCCTTAATCAAATCCGTAGCCGACTCCTTTATGACCTTGACTATACCAATACTTCTTCTGAATTTATAGACTCGTCGGGGAATAGTTTGCATATCTCTATATGTTCCGGCACTACTATCGTTGATTGTTTTAACTGCCCTCGTTTTTTTAACTCTCCGACCGTTTCGCAAATATCATTCAACTGGTCATAAGTGCAATACTGCTCCTTTACCCGAAAGACTATCAAGTCGCCTAAGTTAATCTCTTCTATCGGTATGGATTTCTTTATTGTCTTATTGTTACCATCCAGTCCTACAATCTCACTCTTCACAAACAACTCAATTGTTTTTTTCTCACCGTCTAATCTTTTCAGGCGTAAACTTATACTCATATTCAGTCCTCCTAACTTGGTTTAACACTTCACAAATCAATCTCTACATCGCCTCTCTTTTGTTCTGGCGACAACCCTTCTTCTGCTACGGCTTCGGTCGAATACAAAGAATCCATGTCGTCTCCGCCCACCGGTACTAATCCGCTTGAAACATAATACACGTCGCCTCCTTCATACGGCTCACGACCTA